ATACACTCTTGGAGGCAGCGTATGAAAGGTGACCTAACCCACGGTAAATCAGTTCTAGTTCATCAGATTCTGATTTCTCGTAATTGCTTAATCCGCGTTCTCCTACTCGGAGAATTCGATGAAGCAATTGTGCGTATGTCCCAAAAGGACCTACGCAAGGCACGGCGCACGTTCGATACGTTTGTCTCCTGTGTGTATAAAGCTCTGGATCGGAGTGATTTAGCAATCCCAAGTTCTGGGATTGCTACTGGCGTCGAAACTGACGCTAGTGGCCAACCGTTAGGACCTGTTCATGCCCAGCTATAATCGCACTAGAACCAGAGATTTCGCAGTCGGCTCAAAATTTACCAAGTATGATTACAACGGTTCAACGTTGACATCAACTACGGTATATTCCACAGCCGGCTTTCGTAATTCTGGTACTTATGAGACAATACTGGACAATGTTACCCCGAATTTTCGAAAGAAAATGAATTCCGGGGCCATTATCATGAATGACCTTTCGCTTAGTAAATTCTTTTTTCAAGGATCTACGGCGAATATTACTTTCGGGCCACATCCAGCAGGGTGGGGTCCGAGGGTTCTATCAGGGAGTATGGCTAGCGAGCTTAGAAGTTTGCCCGCTTTACCAAGTTGGTTTACCAACGATACAAATCAGGCTAAAACCCTGACGCTCACCAAAGCTTATGCTAAGATGAACGATGCTGATTTCCAGGCACTAGTTTCTGTGGCTGAATTCGGCAAAACTGTATCTCTCCTTGCAGGTCCTCTCCACGCGTTTTATTCGTTGACTGTGAATTACAAGCAACGTTTAAAACAAATACGCGGTCTCCGGAAACAATTAAAAGAGTCTCCGGGGCATTTTGCGAAAAGGATCCACGCAGCTTTGGGGTCGGCTTGGTTACAATATCGTTATGGGTGGACTCCACTCATGCACGATATTGAAAATATCAAGAAGGCCTACAAAACTGTGATGGATTCCTCTCCGCAATCCGCGCGGTTGGTAAAGAGATCGTCTACTGATCTTGGGTATTCTTACTCAGGAAAAGAGTCGATCATACCGCCCGGTTGTACGAGCGGTACTCGGGAGTACCGGCACCATTGGCAAACGAAAGTAGCCGCTGGTGTGCTCTATGAGCTAAGAGAGCAGAACCTCAACGCCACAACACTTCACGCGACGGGTTTAACGTTGCGTGATTTGCCTAACGTTGCTTGGGAATTGGTGCCCTATTCTTTTGTGGTTGATTGGTTTGTGAACGTGGGGGACTGGCTATCCGCCTGTACCCCAAATCCGAACGTTATAGTCGGTGGTAGTTGGGTTACCGTGAAAACGGTTCGGACTTCCTTTACCAGCCTCCCGTATGTTTACGTGGATGTTGGCGCGGGAACTCCGGAATCCCCTCTACTCCGATTTAGCGGTTCGGCGGGCAGCTATCTCGAAACCGAGTTAGCTTTGACCCGAGAAACCAATCTTCCGCTTCCCTCAACCCCCCAACTCACGATTGGTGATTTGGGGTTTACTCGGTCCCTAGATGCTCTGGAGTTAATTCTTCAGCGCATTAAGGGATTAAAATGAAGGAAACTTCATGGGCTTGAAAAACATGTCCCTCCTGACGGGCGCCACGCTTGCGGCCTCCGCCGGTTCCGCTATTGTCTTTACTGATGATGGCACAACTGTACCGAACGGCGTTCATCTCGTGGTACCGGCAACCGCCGATTACCGCGTGCGGCAATCCGCTACTGCAAAGTATCGGGCTCCGCGGCTGATGAATGACGGGACGTATACGCGCGATTCGAAGAGCATTAGTTATAATGTTCCTCTTATCTTGGCAACGGGTAAAATCGTGAACAACGTTATTCGTGTTGAACGCGAGGTCCACCCGGAGCTGTCGGCAGCGGCTGCTCTTGATCTGAACAAGATCTTGGCGCAGCTGATGTTTGACACGGATACGGACAATTTCTGGACTGCTGGCTCCCTGACGTAAGTTAGAGAACCAATATCCAGTTATTTTCGGTATTTCGCTACACCTTTAAAACCATTAAGGAATAGCATGTCTCACCAGAGAAAGGCAACTAAGCGTTTCTCGACTGATGATGTAGCGACTTTGTTACGTCGCAGTTTAGTCGAGGATTTCCGAGCAGTACTTCCCCCCACTTACTATGACGAGCTTGTAAATACAAGCACGACAAATGTTTGTGAGTGGAGAAATACTGTGCGCACTCCAGATTATGATGCTAGTCCGGCAGCCTTTAAGGCCATGGCCCAGCTTCAGAACCTGTACAAGAAGTACACATTCGTTAAGGATGTGTACACCCCCCAAGAAGTCACTGCTATGTCTATTGATAAGTTTTTAGACAACCAGCGGCGACTTTCTACCTTTCGGCTCGATGATTCTTCTAATGTAACAAAGAATGTAATCATGTGGGCTAAAGGGTGGATCGTCAATGTCCTAAAAGACTATGACGAGGAGGAGCATCTTGCATTGTGCGCATTCGCAAAGAAATCAACCGTCGGTATACCGCTAGCAAAGGCTAATTTAGCCGAGCGCTATCAGGTACCACTTACGGGTTCTGCAGCTCACATCTCATGGTTTCGCGAAGTTTACCTTTCGTGGAATGGGAGTCCGATAGAATACCTTCGGTCCCAAACTGGCGGCGATTTAAACGCAGCCTTCCGTGAGATTGAGTGCCTCGACGCTGTTCTCGTCCCAAAAACGTTTAAAAGTCGCCGTATGATTATGGCCAACTCTACCATCGGGTCTTTGTACACCGATGGAATGGGAAAGGTCATAACCAAAAGGCTCCTTGACGTGGGCTACGATATCGCGAACCTTCAAAAAGTTCACGGTGTTTTAGCACGTTCGGCTAGTATCACCGGTAAATTGGTGACTGCCGACCAGTCTCTCGCTAG